AGAGGAGAGAACCGGAAAGCAGGCCCCGGCCCCAGGAGACCGGGGTCCATAAGACGGGAGTGGGTGTGTAGTGTAGTGTCTGTGGCGTAAAGACTCTCGGAACTAAGTGCCACACGTATGCCCTAGTGTGATATACTGGGATACAAGACCTCTCACTAGTCTCCTGACCTGGTCCTTTGCGAGATTCAGACCCTAGAACGGAATCCTAGGATCTGTACTCAGGCCCTAGACCAAGTCTTAGCAGGTCAAGGCCCCGCTTGAAAGGATCTGAATGTACTCCTCGACCAGACCCGGCTCTACGCAGCCCCGAAAGCGTAAGCGCCCCGCGAAGACTACCCCGAGTACCCCGCCCTGGTCCCCCCGCGGCCCTAGTGGTTCCGGCACGCCCCGGAAGCCCAAGCCCGCGAGCAAGCGCCCGCCCCGCGGGAAGAAGGCCCCCGGGATCACTCTCTTCTAACCTGTGTCTGACATTGCGAGCACAGATGTCTCCCGCCGCGAGAAAGACCTCGGGAAGCGAGCGAGGCTCCGGGCGCAGAAACGAGCGAACTCAGCTCGGATCAACGACGCAGCCTGGTCCCCCGAAGTCGAACATCTCACGGCTATGGGTCTCACCCAGGCCAAGATCGCCGCGGTCCTGGGGATCGGCCCTCGTCGCGTCCGCGAGATCAAAGCCTTCGCTCGCAAGGGCGGCGTTGTCTACGTCCCCGAGGTCATCGATCGATCGCTCATCGAGCCGCGGTTCCAGCCTATGCTGGAGTTCACTGCCGCGGGGTTCAAACTCTTCTACGAACACTTCTCCGGCCAGACCTTGCCGGATCACTGCCTAGGCTGGGTACACGAGTTCTGCAACAACCGGAACCTCATGCTCAATGTTCCGCCCCGGCACATGAAAAGCTCGATCTTCTCGCTCTGGGTCCCGGTCTGGCTTCTCTGCCGGGACAGGGACGAGCGGTTGCTTCTGGTATCATTGACGAAAGAGTCCGCGAAGAAGTGGGTCGCGGGGATTGCGGAGCAGCTGTCAGCGAACGACGAGATCATCCAAGCGTTCGGCCGGTTCAAGCCGGAGAGGTCGGGCGATACAGCCTGGCGTCCCTTGTCCGGAACGTTGATGGTGTCTGGGAGATCGAAAACTCGCGGCGTGCAGTACTCCGTCGAGTCCCGCGGGAGCAACCAACAGATTCTTGGGATGGAAGCGACTGTCGTCTTCGTCGACGATCTCACCGACAAAGAGATCGCCGAGAACCCGATCGCTCGGCAGAAGCAGCTCGGGTGGCTCCGCGGCGACGTCCTCTCCCGCGTCGAGACCCAGAGCACTGAGTCCAGCGGACGGGCCGTCATCATCGGCCAGCGTGTCGCGATCCAGGACATGTACGGCGAGATCCAGAAGCAGGTCTACGAGCGCGGGCCACTAGTCGGCGAACCGCTGTGGCACACGATCCGGACCCCCGCGATCCTGCGGTGGCCTAACGAAGATCCGCACAACCCGGAGGCGAAGGTACTGTGGCCGGAGAAGTGGACGTACGACGAGCTGATGGTGACGTACGAACGAGTCGGGGGTCAGAGTATCTTCTCCGCTATGTATCAGCAGGAGCCGACGGCCGAGGGCGAGTCGGTCTTCCACCCCGACTGGTGGAACAGGTGCTACGACTACGACCGGGTCGGGGGCCAGGGTGTCCGTTCTGCGGGCGCAGTGTTGCCGATCTCGCGAGTGCTTTCTATCGACCCCGGGGTGAAGCAGTTCCACGGCCTCGTAGTGGCGGACGTCTTGTACGACGTGAACAAGTTCGTCCCGGTAGTCCTGGAGACCCGGAGATGGAAAGGACCACAGCGTAGCATCATCAACGAGATCTCGCGGTGTCTGGCACAGTACAAACCTGACTACTTCATCTTCGAGGATGTGTCGTTCATCCAGTGGCTGAAAGAGGACCCGTTCTACCAGGAGATCGAGAAACGAGTCCGCGTCATCCCGCACCAGACCGGGAAGAACAAAGGGGACATCGACATGGGCGTCGAGTCCCTCGCCCGCGAGGTCGAGTTCGGGTACATCCGTCTCCCGTACGGGGACGACTACGGTAAGTCCTGCACCGAGGCGCTGAAGGAAGAGGCAGACTCGTTCCCACACGGGAACACGACGGACCTCCTCATGGCGCTCTGGTTCATCAAGTGGAACTACAAGAAACTGCTCCCGAACCATCTCACGTTCGGGCGGATGAAATGGATGCCACCCGCGGCTGAGAACGTCTGGGCGGGCTTTGACCAGAGAGTGGGAGTGTAGTGGGAAAGCGAACGCTAGACGACGTCAAGGACAGGCCGACAGCCGAGTACTTGATCCGATCGCGTGACTACCGGATCTCTGAGACGTTCTCCATGCGAGACCAGCGGTACGCGGAGATCGACACACTCCTGCGCGGCGAGTGGGGCTACCAGCTCCCCGGCGACAACCTCATCTCCGAGAAGCCTATGGTGATGAACCTCGGGCTGACGTTCACGAACGACGTCGCGAGGCTGGTCACTGAGCAAAGCCCCGTGTACAAGGCCCCGGTCTACGGGGACAAGAAGAAGGACGCGATCGACGCACAGATCCGCGAGGTCATCGGCGAGACGTACTGGATCGAGAACCGCGGCGACCTGACGATCCCGCAACAGGCGATCGACCTAGTCGTCTGCGGCGCGGCGTACACTGTGTCCTGGACCCAAGAGGACTGCGAATACCCGGTCTTCTCGCGTGTCGACCCGCGCCACTGCTACCCCAACATCCAGAACGGTAAGATGCAAGACCTGCTCGTCATCAACGTCTTCCCCGCCCAGGTAGCCGACGAGATGTACCCGGGCTACGGGATCTGGGAGACCGCCCAGGACAAGAAGATCTCGGGTGACGTCGAGGTCTGGCAGTTCTACCAGCGAGGCTATGCGTGTGTAGCCGTCGCGCATACCAGCAAGGGCAGGGGTGGCCCCGCGACAGCCCAGACGACGATCGTACGCGAGGACGTGTACCCCGAGTACACGATGCCCGCGCACTTCGTCCAACTGCCTACCCATGACGGTGCGATCCGCGGAACGCTCGACCAGATCGGTGACTCGCTCCAGGCGAAGAACAAGATCGTCTCCCTGATGACCCGGTACACCGAGCACAAGGTCTTCGCGCCGTGGGAGGCCAAGAGCATCCTCAACGCGAAAGAGACCCCGGGACCGAACACCGTGTACATGCACGACCCCAACGCCCCGGGCGACTCGTTCATGCGGCGTGTCGAGCCTGCGGGGTCCGACCCCGCGCTCTACGCCCTCATCCAGACGATGGACCTGGACCAGCGGGGCGCTATCGGCTATCCAGCGTCCCGTCAGGGTGAAGTGGGACAGAGCATCGCGTCCGCGGCGTTCGTCGAGTCTACGCAGGGCCAGCTGTCGTCGATCATCAAGAACGTGCAGTCCCTGCTCGCGGATCTGCGTGCCAAGACCACGGAGACCATGATGGCGCTCGACTCTGAGTTTCTGGACTTTGAGAAGCCACTGCATCAGGGCGTGCAGAAGAAGAAGACTTACAAGCCGTCCGAAGCAGTCGGTGATCGGTACAAGATCCGTGTCATGTACGGCGCAGGTGCGGGCATGTCCCGCGAGAACGCCGACAACCGCGTCTTGAACCTCCTCGGGGCTAGGCTCCTCGACCGAGGCACGGCACGAGACAACGTTGAGTTCCTCCGTGACCGCGCAGACATCCAGGATAAGATCGAGATGGAAGGCGCAGAGGACGCGCTGCAACAGCTCTTCTGGCCAGACCCGAACATCCCGATCGATGTCAAGTTCGAGGTCAAGCGGATCATGTCCGAAGGCGGCGTCGGGTTGTCTGAGGCCTGGGACAAAGCCTCGAAGGAGATGCAAGCAAAGGCCGCAGCTGCACAGGCTGCCGCCGCACCACAACCTGCCGAGGGCCAGCCTGTCGGACCTGAGGGCGCACAGCCCACACCGACGCAGGCGACAGATCAGGCACTCGCACTGGAGAAGGGACAGCAAGTGCAACAGCCAGCAGACATCGAGTTGCCGTCCGCTCCCCTTGAGCAGATCTTCGTGGCGAGTCAGTGATGGCGAATCCTACCCCGACCCCAGGCGAGTACAAACGAGACGTCGGTTCTGGCGACCAGCAGGCCTACGGCGAGGCGACAGCCCAGAACGAGAGTCTGGCTGCTGGCGATGCGCTCGAAGAGCAGATCGCGGCTACTTCGCCCGCGGCAGCTGTCCAGGCCCCGCCTCCGGAGCCTGTCTACGACCAGTCGCCTGATCCGGTCTATCAACCGGCTAACGAGATGGATCAAGTCCTGTACGGAGACCCGGAGTACGTCTACGCGAACCAGAAGGTCTCCGAGACTCCGATCTCCAGGACTGTCCTCCGGAGTTTGCCGCTGATGGCTTCGCTGGCGAACGACCCGAGCACCCCGCCCGCGATCCGTGCGGCATACAAAGCAGCTGTGCGGGCACTCGAACGTGAGATGAATCAGCACTGATGCCTGACGACAAGTTCTACGACGTCCTGGCCGACAAGCGTAAGAAGAAGCGGGACGCCAATGGAGTCCAGACCCGACCGATCTCTGTCATCCGCAGAGAGGTCGAGCAGGCTCGCCACGAGCGTCAGCAGAACCAGTTCACGCGCATTGCCAGGCAGATGGGGGTCTCACCCCAGGCCGCTGCGTACTACGTCGCGGCTCACCAGCCGTACCAGGTCCAGTGGGACTACCAGCAGGACAAGTTCAAGTCTGCGGTAGCGAAACGGTACGGAGACCTCTCTCCGCTGTACGACTCAGGCACAGCAGAGATGCTGTACCAGCGGTGGTCGCTGAAGAAGAAGTTCCCAGCGTTCCAGACCACGTTCAACATTCCGTACGGCCAGGGTACAGTCCCTCAGCTTCTCAGTGTCCCGCAACTGGCTACGTTCGCCATGAACGAGATCTACGCTCGCATGGCCGAGCTGTACGGGGACAAGTACACAGCGGCAGCTCTCCAGATCGCCCTGATCCGCGATCCTGACCAGGCCAACGCTACATGGGCCGCGCTTCAGACGATCGCAGGATCTGAGGCCACGCTGATGCCGAACACCCTAACATCGGCGTACTCCCTCAACGGCGGGCGGTACGTCAAGCCCGACAGCCCGGACTACGACCTGTACCAGATGGACGACTCCACCCTGCTGCGGAACGCGCTGTCCGACCCAGAGTTCATGAAGGCTCTGCCAGACCAGTTGAAGTACCGAGTCATCCGGTATGCACAGGCGACGGTCGACGACCAGGCAGAAGTGACAGGGATCTCAAGCGAGCTGATCGCTACACGCGACTCCCTGATGCAGAAGCACGGGTTCAAGGACATCCTGTCCAAAGACGAGCAGGATCAGATCTTCAGCTATCTGGATCAGCTCCCACGCCAGGATCAGGTTGACCTAACCCCGGACGAGTGGAAGATGAGTCCCAAGTCTCAACTCTACCCGTCGCAGGAGCAGTACAACAAGGAACAGGGTCTGGCCGGGGGATCACTGTTCACAGGGACTGTGAACGTACACGATGCCCTGGGTCAGTACGGCCTGGACAGTTACGACATCTCGGCCGGTGGCGAGCCTGTCTACCACTTCAACGAGGAGTGGGCCAAGCAGAACTTCGCCAAGTACGAGGCGATCCGGCAGGCGCTGCTGACACGCAATCCAAAGGCAGTCATCGACTTCGGCGAAGGTAACATCGTAGGCCAGGTCTTCGACGTCGTCAACCGCGACATCGACGCTATCGGCGCAGCGCCCGGAGCACTGTGGGTCCAGGCCAAAGAGCTAGTCCAGAACATCCACTACTCGCCAGACGAGCGGGCTGAGTACGCACGCAAGGCTGCGGTCCTGCGTCAGCAGATCGCAGACGGTACGATCGCCCCACAGGACACGCTCCAGGCTATGTCCACAGCAGACGACTGGGAAGACAAGGCCAGCTCAGATCTGACGATCGAGAACTTTCAGAACAATGCCTGGGCGTTCTCCCGGCCTACGCACCCAGGCACGGGGTGGGGGGATGCGGCTACGCTCGCCCTCGATGTCTTCCCCGGGGACAAGGGATACGCTACAGTCCACGCAGCCGGTGCCCTGGTCGGTCAGCTGCTGTTCGACCCGACGATCCTCGCAGGCAAGGTAGCCAAGGCCGGGAGCCTCGCTGCTTCGCTCCCTGCGGGTGCAGAGGTCGCTAAGCGGTACAACCTGACCCAGATGCTGTTTGACTCCTGGGCGCTGGAGCCTGAGCAGTTCTTCTCGCAGCCTCGGGTGCTCAGCCTCGTCGGAGACTTGCACGACGCGAGCACAGGGTACAGAGACGCAACATCGTTCGCGGTCAAACTACAGGAGACGTTCGGGATCGATCCTGAAGTCGCGCGTGAGCTGGCCCCGAAGATCATGGAGTCCAAGGAAGGCGCGAAGTCTGCGCTGATGCAGGCGATGCTCGGCGAAGGATCGACCAAGTTCCTCCAGGGTGAGTACATCGCCAAGATCGCAGAAGCAGACGGTGTGATCGACCTTGTCGGCAACAAGCTGCCCTCACACCTACGAAGCCTGCGGGCGAAGCTCGGAAATCTGCGTGTAAGCCGAGTCGAGAACGCGCGCCAGGACGTAGGCGTAGCAGGGCTGGACACCGAGATCTCCAACCTAGAGACTCAGATCCTGGACGTCAAGAACGAGATCACATCGCGCCTGGACGACTACGACGACGCGATCGCCATGCGTGCGTACAACCAGGACATCCTGACTCACGGGTTTCACGCAGGGTCTACGCCGATACGCATCCTTCCGACTCGGGCGAGCATCCGTAAGCTCAGCATCGGCAAATCCTCGTTCGGACGAATGTTCGAGGAGGCAAGCGGGCTGGAGAAGATCATGCCTGACGCTGTCTGGGCTGACATGGACCTGAAGCAGAAGGCCGAGTTCCTGGTATCGCCTGAGGGGAAGAAGGCAAGTGTCGGTGCAGGCAACTTCGCCCAACGTGCCAGAGACTGGTTCAGCCGAGACTCAGGCTTTGCACAGACCATCGTGTTCGAGACCAACAAGCTGACTGAGGCCGATCTTCCGGACGAGTTCGGGCGAGCATACGACAAGATCAGAGACTTCGCCAACACGCTCAAGGTCGACCAGAACATCGTAGACGAGGGCATCGCTAAGATGTTCGCGGCGGGTGCAGAAGGCAGCCCATCCAAGATCCATGATGCGTTCATCGACCTCTTCGAGCGCATGATCGACAACTCACCCCGCATCCGGACGGCCGAAGACAAGGCCGCACTGAAGCAGATGTACCGGACTACGTACGACGAAAAGATTCACGGTACGGTGACTGCTGGCGAGGGCGGGCTTATGCACGCTGACTCTACGGTCTACGAGCTGGAGGAGGGCGCTCGCCCGCGGGGTGTGCCTGTCATCGAGGCAGACATGTTGCCGCCATACGTACTGCCGAACTACAAAGAGATGGAGCTTCGTCTCAGGTCTGCTCGATCGTACATGAACTCCCTCAAAGAGATCGACAAGTGGGGCGCGAAGAAGCTGGTCGGTGAAGCATACATCACAACGGCAAACGCATGGCGGGGGTTCAACCGTCTGTGGGCCAACGTCGTCTTGATGGGTCGTATGCCGGTCGCCTTGCCTCTGCGAATCCAGCTGGAGCAGATGCTCCGTATGGAAGCGTTCGGCTACAACAGCGCAGTCGGGCATCCGCTGACATGGTGGAAGAGCGTAAAGGACAAAGAGACCTGGGACCTCATCAACGACAGCACGTACTCTGCGCTCGGTGCGGTGCTCGGGGACTTCAAGACCATCAGCGCCAAGCCCACACGCGCGATCCTCGACATCCTGAAAGAGCCTGATGCAGTCGTCGAGTCTCTGGTCAAGCGGATGAAGGCGTACTACTCTTCGCCGTCTACGCGCAAGTTCATGGACTCCAAGCTCACGGACGCGCAGGTTGTCGAGGAGCTGCAGAAGAGCGACTTCTATTGGCCCAAGTTCCAGACCATCTGGGACGACGTCGTCAAGTCCAACATCGAGCACGGCGGGGAGCTTAGCTCATACGAGGCGATCGTCAAGAACATCCGTACCGAGATGCGCCAGGTCATGGGTTCTGGCTCAGCCAACAAGAAACTGATGGACTTCGTCAGGTACGGCAAGTACCAGATCGACGGCCAGAATGTAGACGACATCGACGACATCGTCAAGGACGTCCAGAAGCTCTACCGCGAGGGTGCGTACAAGCCTGATGTTGTCGCGTTCCCTGCGAGCACGGCTGAGTTCGACAGGATCAACAACATGCCAGTCATCTCGCAGCTGTCTCGATTCAGGGACTGGTCGTTCCGGACGTTTTACGGCAGTCCTGACAAGGTGCTCGGTCGCCAGCCTCTCGCACGGCAGGTCGCTAGCCGAGAGTACAGCCGTCTGATCAACCTGGGCTTCGACGAAGAGAGCGCCAAGATTGGGGCGCAGGTTCACGCCGCACGCCAGACCGCAGACATGTTGTTCACGATCGGGGCTAGCTCAAGCGGAGACATGTGGCTCAAGTCCACGATGCCGTTCTTCCCCGCCTGGAAAGAGCTGGCCGAGACTTGGCTCTACAAGGTCCCACAGGCTCTCGGCGGCGGGGGGCGTATCGGCTGGTTGGCCGGTGCTCCTGCGCTGGCTGCCAGGGTACGGGCCTGGACGACCTTCTTCAAGGACTCGGGAATCGCGTACGAGGACAACGGCACCTGGCGGGTCAAGATCCCGTTCATGGGCGACATGTTCAAGGCGATCTCGGGCATGAACGTGGACGACATCTCGTTCTCGGTCGATTCCGTCACGAGCCTGTTGCCGGTCCCGTCGCTCAACTCGGAGGATGCTCTGTGGAAGGGCCTGCTGCCATCGGTCGGAGCACCGACTGGTGTAGCTCTCCACGCCATGAAGCGGGCACACGTCCCGCTGGCTGGGTGGATGGAGGACATGTTCACGCTGTACGGCGGGGATGTCTCCCTCGGGCCTGCAGCAGTCGACAACGCGCTGTTGGCTATGGGTGTCACGCCTCCGTGGATGTTCGGGCGTACGCGCGAGATGGCTGAGCTGCAGCGGGGGAACGCGATTCATGACGCCATTCGGATGGAGTACGCCGAGCACTACAACGAGCGCCCGAAGGCCGAGGACTACAAGACGGACAAGGCATACAGGCATGCTGACGAGGAGTGGCTCAACGGGATCTACAACCGAGCTGAGCAGGGAGCCATGTGGTGGTACTGGGCGCGAGCGATCGCTGGCACCACGCTCCCGTTCTCGATCAAGTACGGGACTGACGCTGATCGTGAGCTGGCTAGCATGTGGAAGGTCATCCGCGGGATCGAAGACGCTGGGGTAGACGAAGAAGGACAGGTCAGGGACACGTTCCTCCAGGGTTTCCACGATGCACACCCTGAGTTCGAACTGTTCATGACCGGAGACACGGCCAAGATTGTCCCTGACGACCCAAACGCCGAGGACACGTTCGAGTCCTACAAGGACGAGATTGCGTTCGGGGAGCGGCAGACGTTCGAGCCAAAGCAGTGGCTCGTCTGGGCACTCGGTCAGCAGGAGGCCGCGCTACACCGCACCATCCTTGACCGAGTGTTCCGGAAGTTCGCGTCCAGCCCTCAGGAGTGGCTGCTCTCAGGGTTCGAGTCTTCGCAGGCTCTGACCGAAGAGAACAACCGTTGGGAAGCCTACCTGCTGTCTACTGACGCCTACGCTAAGGAACTGGGTGTCACTGACTCCAAGGGCGTGACCGTCTCATTCGCAGACATGTACAAGACGTACTACGATCAGAAGTACGGCAAGTACAGCGACCAGAACACTGTCAGCTTGACCTACGAACAGGAGCAGGCTAGCAAGGCACTGGACAGCCTGCAGAACTTGAGCCGGTTCTTCGGAGCTGGGCAGCTGACGAGCGACCACTATCTTGCCATCCGGCGTACGCTCAACGAAGTCCTAGACCCGACATACACCAAGTCGAAAGACCCAGTCTTTGCGGCTACTGGCCGGTGGTGGAACCAGGTGCGCTCGTACTTCGACCAGAAGAACGCGGTCTGGGAGAAGATCGATCAGGTCGAGAACCACCGACGCGGGAAGTACTACCGCCAGCTCGCGGCGATCGAGAACCAGTGGGCGTCGAAGAAGATCTACGACAAAGAGTTCGGCCTGATGCCTAACCCGCAGGAGGTCATGTTCAACAAGCTCAGTCCCCGCGAACGCCAGGTCAAGCTGTTCGGCTGGGCCAAGCTCCCAGGCGAGTGGCTCTCCCGATACCAGCGTCAGAAGATCTACGGGCCGAGCAAGAAGGATGATCAGCTTGACGACCTGACGATGAAGATCGCTGAGAACGAGCAGGAGTTCGACAACATCGTCGATGCCAACCGGCTGAGTTCTTCGTCCCGAGAGTACGAAGACCTGCGTGCGGCCTACGACCGTAAGAACCTGGCGCTCGCCAAGGATCTGGGTGTCGAGAGTGCGTACCTCAAGTGGCAGGAGCCTGCATACAAGCGAATCGACAAGTTCACCAGCAACCCGTACTGGCACCAGATCGTCGAGTTCGTCGACTCTGGCAACAGGATGCTCGAAGCACGCGAGATCAGCCCGCGGGGTAGCTCCT